TTTTCAGTTACATAGATTTCTTCATGCTCGTTCTCATAACGATTATATTCTTCGCCGAATAATGCGTTAAGACCAGGTAAGAGTTGTTTTAACTCGTTAGCTCTTGAAATAGCTGCCATAATTTACTCCTTAACCTATACCTGTTGTATTTAACAACTGGTGTCCGACATTAAACATTACTAATACATCTGTGTAAGAATCACCAACTGCACTATCTGGTCCGTCAACAAAATCAACGATTTTAACAGGTAGTGTGTTAGTGGTTGCTACAGTAGATATATCAACCGAATTTTTGCTTGTGCCTATTGCTGTACTTCCTGCAGTTTGCACAACAGCACAGTTCTTACCAAGGTCGTCTTGGTCGGCTGCACCATCGCATTGCATTTGCATTAGTATGAATGGGTCAGAAGCAACATATGCAACAATATCATCCGCAGCAGTTGAAGCTGGGAAATATTGATTTGGTGTAAATTGACCTGTTGATGGGTCTGTGTAAGCACAACCAAGGAATACACCAATAGGTGTACAAGCTGTAGTACCAGTATCTTTTTGGATAGTGGTATTAGGGTTATCATCACCCCACTTTACAAAATCGCCATAGAATATGTCTGTGCCATAAGCATTTTTGATTTTATAATGTGTAACTTTTCCTTGATATGGACTTCCAACAATAGTACCAACTGGTCTAGCTCCGTGAGGAGTTGCACTTGATGACATAATTGTCTCCTTATCAAAAAATTAATATATCAAGAAACTATGAATCTTTACCAAATGTTGTTCGTGATTTTCTTTCAAAAACTTGTTTGGTAGCCATCCTAGAATCTTGGTCCTTAAAATATGTGTTATCTACGGATTCCAGTTGAGATTCTGCTAAATTAGCAAAATATTCATCTCTAGCTTTCGCTTTTTCTTCTGGCATCTTACATAACAGTTGTCCACCAATTTCAACATTACCTTTCTTTGACCATTCAGAATTGTGGTCCATCATATGAATTTGAAGTTCAGGGTGGTCCTCTAATCTACAAGGTTCCCATCCTTCTCTTAATTTTCTTGATACATTAGGATTATCAGCTTGACCTAAAAGGCTAGTTCTAATATACCTAAATATCCATCCTTCTTGTGGTGTTGGATTTGGTAAGTTTGATGGATTTTCCCAACTTTGAATACGCTGGGAAGCCTCTCGGCTTTCTATTTCCCTAGGGGTACGCTCTTGTGATTGCTCTTCGCTATCACTTTTTGTTTCTATATTATTTTCTTCGGACATTTTAAGTCTCCTTTAATAATTGATTTGCATACTGCTCTGGAGTTATATTAAGACGCTTTGCGAGAGCGACTTGGCTCTGAGTCAGATGTATTTTGCGAGGGCTTTTACCGCTATTCCTCGTTGCGGGTGCTACAGGATTGGTTACCTGTCTTTTAGGTGTAAATACATTTTCTTCTGTTTCCACAGGTTGTTGTTGTGTTACACCAAAAAAATTTGGAAATTGTTGTTTCATTTTTGTATCAATTTCAGAATAATATTTCTGAGAATCTTTTGCAGGGTCAATCCCACTAGCTTGTAGTGATTGGTCTAAGTACATAGCAAATGATGTCATTTCTTTATGTGCTGGGTCAGTACCCATAAACCAAGGATTCTTTTTAGACCACGCATCCATATCTGGGTCAGAAGGTTTTTCAATTTGTTGTTCTGGCTCTACATATTTAGAAGCAACATCTGTTTGTAGTTGTTCTGCATAATTACCAGCTTGTTGTTCTGCTAAAGTAGCTTGTGCTAATTCTGCTTGTGCACCAGCCATATCTTCTGCATTACCTTCTTCGTAAGCTTTTTTAAATTTTTCTTGTGCGTTATATTTTGCCCATTGTGCATTGTTAAGTGCCTGTTGGTTTAATACATCGCCACCTTGTGAAACTACACTTTGTAACTTTTGATTTTCTGTCATTAAAGTTTTTAATGCTCTTGTAGCTTCTTGTGATTCTCTTAAAGCTTGTTCTTTTGCTCTACGCTCTTCGTGAAATTCATATTTAATTTTATTAATTCTTTCACCAGCTTTTTTACTATAGTCTGCAATCTCTTGGTCTAAAGTTTCATCATCTAAAGATTCTTCTACATTTTCTACCTTTGGAGGTCTCCTATCTTCTTCTGGTCTTTCATCAATAACTTCTACTTCAATATCTTTTATAGGGGAAGTATTAATTTCATTTGCAACACCAAAAAATTTATCTTCTGATGTTTGCTCAGGTATTGGTTCTGCGTTTGTATCTATTACTTGTTCTATACTTTCACTCATGCTCTTACTACTCCTGTTGGGTCATCAACTACTGCTTCCACAGTATCATCGTTAATTAAACGAAACTCTTTACCATACATTTTCATACGAGTACCTGAATAAGCTCTAAATATTACCCAATCACCTTCTTTGCACCAAGGTCCTGTTGGAAACCTTTTTTCATCACAATAAGCTTCTGTGCCTAACTTTAAAACATAACCACAAATATTTGAGGTTTCTTCATTTGTTTTAGTTTGACTAGCTTTTATGATACCGCCATCAGTTTTTTCTTGTGCTTCAGGCATAGCTATAAGTATTCTCCAACCTTTAGGAACTGGAAGTTGACTTTTAACATCTTCACTAGGTTCTGGTTTTTTAACACTTTCTGGTTTTGGGATATTTACTTTTTTATCTTTATCCATATTTTGCACGACTGTTAGGTGTCGAGTTCCTATTGTTTTAAGTGTTGTTCTTTCCAATCAAGAACTTCACGCTCCGCAAGAGCTAATCCTTCTATAACTCCTGTCATTTTTTTGTAATCAGAAAAGTCTTTACAACTCCCTGTTGAGATATGGTCTGAACATTCATTCATCATTTCTCTTAATTTCTTAACTAAGAAAGCAGATAGTGATTGCTCATTTATATCATTACTCATTCAATTTGCTATCATTAACTAAATCTTTGCCAATGTCAATACCTGTTTTATAATCATCTAAAACTTTATTTTCTGTTCTTTCTTGTCTATCTAGCAAATCACTAGCAATTTGCTGTCCCATTTTTAAACCAGATGCTTCTTGTTGAGCTTTAATTCTTTGTTCTTCTAGTTGTTTATTAGATACAGCTTTAACTGCATCTATAGCTAATCTGCTTTCATCAATTTTTAACTTACCTTCAACTTGTTTTTCTTTAATTTCAAGTTCTTTTTGTTTAGCTAATATTAATGGGTCTTGTGCTTGTTCTTGTATTCTTTGTTGTTCTGCTTGTGCAGCATTTGTAGTTGCTACTCTTTGTGCAGCTTCAGCTACTAAGGTAGATATTCTCTTCTCTACATCTGCTGGTAAAGGTTCTCCTACTGGAGGTAGCTCTACACCCATCTCTCTTTCAACTTGGTCTCTAAACTGTAATGCGAGATGTTGCATAATATAATCAGAACCAGAACTTTGTATAACTTGTGCGTTTGGACTTTGTTGTACTTTTGCTTGTACATTAGGGTCTTGTTGTGCAGATACTAATGTTTGTATATGAGCTTCATGGTCTTGGAACTCATAAGCTTGTACAGGCTTACCATTTAAAATATTTTGTACTGCTGTTACTGGGTCAACTGGAGGTACTTCACCTTGTGGAGGTACTATTGTTTCTGCATCTTTAATGCCTAATACTTCAAGCATTTGTCTGTGTAATTGACCTAAATCATATAACTGTGGTGCTTGTTGTGCTAATTGCATTGCAGCTTGATACTGCATAATTCTTTGAGCCATAGTTGCAGCATTTGGGTCTGATACAGGTAATACATCTACTCTTGCATCAAAATCTTGTATTTTAATTTGTTGCCCTTCTTCAACTTCATATGGATAAGATGGCTCTGTAAAGTCTTTAATTACACCAACTAATATCTCAAACTCTCTTTTCATTGAAGCATGAAGTCTAGCTTGAACAGCAGACATAACCTTCATGTTTCTTTCTAATAATGCTAGTGTTGTACCCACAGGTGCTTGACTATTCATATCAGATGTTTTCATATCTGCAATACTTGCAAACCTTTTACCTTCTTCAACTATATTCTGTAGTAAAGAAAATAATGTACCTGAAGGTTCTTTATAAGGTAAGAATGTAATATTGTCTCTAATAGCACCACCTGGTACATCTACATCTCTAAACTCACCTGGCATAATAGGACTATCATCGCCTTTAATACGCAGTCCTCTAGCCTTTAAACCACCTGGTAGGTTGCTTAAAGTACCTGCATCTACTAATTGTCTTAGTATTGATGTAGCTGATTTAGCTAATCCACCAATCATATGTATTAAACCAAAGCCATAAAAACCTAATCCTGGTAGATACTGATAATGAACAAAGTGCATCCTTCTTAGTTTTGCTTGGTCATCTTCGTAATAGTTTCTTCTGATACTAAGAATAATGCCTGAAGGACTATCTATTGTTACAACATATGGTAATGCTATACCTGTATCTTGACCATTAGCATCTTTATCTTCAAAACCTTTAAGGTCTAAATCTACCTGCATTTCTAAGATAGTATGGCGTGTATCATAGTCATAACTTTCTGATTCACCAGTCATTTCATTATATTTCTTAGTAATATCAGATGATGATGGTGTAGCATCAGGTAGTTCTATATCTCTATAGAATCCATTAACTTGCATCTTTCTTATATCATTAGATGACTTCTTCATTACATGAGTAGCTCTTTCGCAAGTTTCTAAATCACTTGCACCATAATTAACTACTACATCTTCTGCTGGTACAAAAATACCGCTTGGTCTATTTAGTGTTGGGTCAAAATATATTTTTCTAAATGCTGAACCTGCAAGTGGTAAAGAAAATAACATCTTTTCTGTTTCACTTCTATATTCAGTCATTTCATAAGTAAGCAAGTAATTAAGATAATCTTGAACTCTTTGACTTTGTTTTTCTTTAGCAGAGTCTATATTGCCTACTATTTTAGTTCTTACAGGACCTGCAGCAGGGAATATTTCTGATATAGCTTGTGATTGAAATTTAATAACAGCTTCACTTAACATAGGGTGAAATACACCACAAGCTCCAGACCAAGGTGTAGTTCTTTCTTCTATCTTTAATCCTAGCTGGTCTAAGCCTTTAACATAGGTTTCTTCCCAGTCTGACCTTGAATCTTTATCTGATTGATATGCACCTATTAATTCATTACCCATAGAAGTTAATTCATCTTCATCAATAAAATCTACTAAATTAGAATCAAAACTAGCTTCCGTCATATTAGATGCACTAGGGTCAAAATCAATAATCATGCCACCATCATCGGTTTCTGTTGTTTCTACCTCTACTTCTAGTTCTGGTACAGGGTCCATCTCTACTAGACCATCTATTGGCGTAGCAGGTTCAAATTGTTTTTCTATAGCCAATATAATCTCCTAGTAATAATCTGCTGTTCTATTGTGTTCTAGTGGCTCATCTTCTTCATCTGAATCAAGAGGAACAAAACCACCTTGCCTAAATCTTAATAATGCTTGTGTACTGCTATCAACTAAATCATCATGTTCCATATTAGGAAAACCAGCAAACTCTTCTATAACTTCTTCTGCCCATCTTGTTTCAGGTGCCCAAACAACTCCTGAAGCAAACAAATCTGACACAGCATTTACTCTTGATATTTTATCATTACCACGACTAGGTGTATATTCTTGTACTGGTATGCCTGTTTGTCTAAGTTCAAAGATTAAAGGTAGCCCTGCAGCCTTAGCCTCTACAATGAAAGCATCGGGTTTATAGGCATTATACTTCTCTAAAGCCATTTTTTTTAAATCTGGGAACTCTAAACGCTCTTTGTAGGCATCTAGTAGTATTAGTTGTGGAGCAACAAGACCATCATCGTTTTCTTTATAAAAAACACCCCAACTGGTACAGGCTGAATAGTCAGCTCTTTGTGTTTTTAAGAAAGCTGTGTCCCATGATTGGATAATAAACTCACAATCAGGGGGATTTCTACCTTCCCATGTTCTCCACCATTCTCTTTTAACAAGAGCACCTTCTTCAGAAGTAGGGTCTTGTTGATATTGAGCCATCCACTTAGAACTAGGCAATTCAGCCTTCAAAGCTTCTAACTCTTCCAATTTCCAGAAAGCATCCCACAAAGGCTTACCAGAAGGTAAGATTGCAGGTAATTCAATTACTTCCCATTGGTCGGCTCCGCCACGCTTTATACTAGCGTCTATGACTTGACCAGTTAAATCTTTATTATGCCACCTAGTCATCACTACAACTATTGCACCATTAGGCTGTAAACGCTGTCTAGGACCAGATGTGTACCATTCATAGGTACGATTAAAGACATTTATGTCTGCTGAAGCTCCTTCTTGCTCAGAGTGCGGGTCATCAATGATAAGTAGGTCAGCACCTTTACCAGTAACTGCTCCACCTACACCAATCGCAAAATATTCACCGCCTTTGTTCGTATTCCAACGACCCGCAGCTTTGGAATCCGACTGCAAACTAACATTGGGGAATATACGCTTAAAATCTTTGCTTCCCACAAGGTTTCTAACCTTTCTACCAAAGCCTACAGCTAGTTCTGCGGTGTGTGCGGTCTGAATAATCTTTTTTTCGGGTCTGCTTCCTAGAAACCATGCAGGTAACAGGTAAGATGCAAACTCGGATTTAGTATGTCTGGGTGGCATATTGATAATTAGACGCTTTAAATCGCCATTAGCTACCCTTTCAAAGGCATCCGCCATAACTTGATGGTGTGGACCATGAATAAAAGCACTCCACATCTCTCTAACAAACGCCATATAGTCGTCTGCACACTTTTCTCGGGCTTTTGCTTCCTCTAATTCATCTAATAAGCCTAGTAACTCTCTCTTTTCATCTAAAGAAAGGTTCTGTACTTGACTTAATATTTGGTTACTCATACATCTCCTATACTAGATAGTAAGTAGACACTTCCTAAAACTAAAAACTTACTAAGTTACTACCAGTTAGTGGCACTTAGCAAGTAAATACCTTACAAGTAGGTACCTACTGGATGTAAATCACGCTAGATTTTAACATAATTACACATCTTCACAGGAAAAACAACTATTTTTTAAAAATAATATGGGGGGTCTAGGGTCCCTTAGCCGTTTCCTAGAGAAATTATATATGAAACTTACAAAAAACGCTATCAAAATGCAATACATAGGGGGGGTCTATGAAAATAGGTCATATTATGAGTAAATCACTATGTATATAAGATAGTCAGGTACCCGCATGTGTGAAAGGGGGGAGTGGGGTCATCATCAGTTGAGAAATCCAAACACAACATCTAGTGTTTCAACGATCATCTGGGAACACAACATCTTGTGTCTGACCCTATATATAGTGCATCCCAAAATCAGACCACATACAGCACACACACAGACCGCATAATGCTCTGTTAGATAGTTGGTTGATGATTGTCTATTGTTTATTAAGTAATGCTTCTATTCGCTCTTCAATATCCGCTTCAACTTCATCGCTTGTTCTTGCTTCTTTGGTTTCAACGACATCACTAAACAGCGATACACTTTTACCCAGTAATTCCAATGCACGAATCCTAGCTGAATCTGAATCTGATTCTTTGCTCTCACGATACAGTTGGTCTATGACATAGTTTCTTGTTCTGAGACTACTAGCAACTGCTGACTGCTCTTTGCGTTCTATTGCTCTTTGTATGCTTATTGCTATCTTAGGGTTAGCTACTAACTTAGATGCTTCAACTTCTACCCACTTAGGTATCTTCCCTTGCTTAGTTAAAGTAACATCGTAGACCTTTGCATATGCTTCTTTATAACTACCTAACTTACCCTTAATAATTTCATCCACGAACTGCCTTTGCTTTATCGTTAATTCAATTTCTTTTTTAACTACTTTCAGATTTGGTTTTTCATCTTTGCTCATACATAAATCTTATCTCAGATATGAAGAAAATATAATGCTCACAAAACGATAGCAAAAATAGTGGACTGGTAAATAATTAATATAATGTTTGAAATGATGT